CAAATTAAATGAAAGCCATTCTTAATTATAATCAGTCAATCATATTCAATGCCATATTTAACTCTGATATGACAATGAAAAAAGATTGTCCAAAAGAGATCGCTTTCTGGGGTGGTTATGGTTCAGGTAAGAGCTGGGTTAGTATATTATTGGCGTATTATTTATGCCATTATCACGAAGGCGTACAGTTATTAATGACACGTTACAGTTATCGACAGCTTAAGGATACATGCATTGTTCAATTTCTTGAGGCGTTCCCCCCGGATGAATACGGTTATACCCACATGAAAGCCGATCATGAGTTTCATTTTGGGAATGGTAGTAAAATTATTTTCAGATCATTTGATGACCCAAGAAAGATTCTGTCTAGTAGTTACGATGCGGTTATTATGTGTCAGGCAGAGGAACTTAAAGAAGAACACTTTTTAGGTGCGTTAGGCCGTATGAGGGGTACAGCATTACCAGTTAAGTTAATATTCACAGAAGGTAACCCTCGCTATGGATGGTGTAAGAAACGTTATCATGACAATGACCCACCAGAGGATTGTTTATATATTCGAGCTACTACCTACAGCAACAGAAAAAACCTACCTAAAGACTATATTAAAAACATGGAAGAAAACTTCCCACCTAGCTATATACAACAGTTTTTGGAAGGGAATTGGGATTCAACACAAAATGCGGTCTATGACCAATTAATGAGCCATCACATCATACCTAGACAGAAAATTCACGATCACTGGTATAAATGTATAGGTTTAGATCATGGTACACGTGTTGATACCAGTATCATTTTTGGAGCAAAAGACGAATTAGGTAATATATATACTTACGATGAATGGCACAAGCCACATCCCACAGTTGATGAAATTGTCCAAGCGTGTAATCGATACGGTCCACAGCCAATCATTGCCGATTACAGCATGAAAGTACAAGATCGAGACTATGGCTCATGGTGGAACGATTTAAAATCACATGGACTAAATCTTATCGAAGCTGTCAAAGAGAAGTCTGGGAATATCTTATTGGTCAATCAATTACTATTTAAAAACAAACTATTCTTTTTTGATAATATTCCATACGTCATAGACCAACACAAAAACTATATGTATGTAGATAAGTTACACGCGAATGATGACCAGTTCAAAGTTGTTAAAAAGAATGATCACTCATGCGATGCTGTTCAATATATGGTAAGGCATTTAAAGAATGTTGAAGTCAAAAATCCAAGTGCTAAATGGGCAATGATTAATGATGGGTTAACACTGGATGACTACGTTAAAGGGAGAGCTTAGAAATGGATAATGATTTGTTAAAAAAACTACAAGGAATTTCTAATTCATTAAGTACAGAAAAAATACTTGTTGAATTAAGAGATATTGCACATTTTTATGAATGTGAGATAGAAAGCAAATTAGAAGAAATTATGAAAAATCATTATGAGAATAAAGATATCGTCATCAAATGTGTTTTAATAGATGGCAGCCTAATCGATAAAGCGTCAAAAAGATTACTAAACGATATTGATGTTGCTAAGGCAGCGGTTTTATTATCCATGGATATTGAATGTGAGTATAGTAATGATAGATACGCATTTAAGCAGCTTTCTAATGAATTAAAAGATAATAAAGATTTTGTTTTACAAGCAATAAAAACTAATAATTCTATTATAGAACTTGCCTCTCAAAGGTTAAAAAATGATAAAGATGTTGTTATTGCAGCAGGAAGTCACGGCTTAAAAGTGACTGAAACTTTAAAAAATGATCGTGAAGTTTTAATAGCGATTGCAAAGAATGACCCGTGGTTTTTGAGGGATGCCACACCTAGCGTGAGAAAAGATATTGAAATAGTTTGTATATGTTGTAGATTGCATCCTATGTTAATTCAATATGCACACCCAGACTTAATTTCAGAATTAATCAGCATACTTTACGAACAAACCAAAAAAAGAAAAAAAGGAGTATTAAATGGATAATATAGAAATAGCAATAGCGACTTTGGAATCGAGGATGGCTAAATCTTTAAAAGGAATAAATGATTCTATTGACGCACGAATTGCAACGTCCGTAAAAGCTCAAATAGCTAACAGCATTGAGTTTCAAGTCAACAATCACTTAAAAGCAATTCAAAATATATCAGTTGATAAGGCACTAAGTGTAGAACAGCTAACTCGATTATATCAAGATGTGTATCAAGCACTGCAAGATTTAAAGTTAAATACTAATGGTTATGGGTTGTATGAACAAATGCAACAGCTAAACAATGCTTTTCAATCAACACGTAGCGAATTACAAACAGTATCAAATAATGTTGAAAAATTAATTAATAATAAATACATTGAAGCCGAAATAACAAAAGAACAGTTAAAAGGATTATATGACCAAACCAATACGAGCGGTGACGAATTAGCACGTCAATTTAAGATGAGTGTCACGGAAGCCTACAACGTTTTGAATTGTAAGCGTAAGGATATAAAAATGAGAAATGAATTTAAATTGTATTTGGAAAAGAAATTACAAAAACAAAAGGATTTATTAAATGCCACTGTATAGCTTTAAGTGTCAATCATGTGAACATATACAAGACAATTATTTTTCAATTTACGATAAAAAAATAGTTAATTGTGAATCTTGTAGAAGTACGAACATAAATCAATATTTTGGCAATGCAAACGTATCAATTCATGGATTTACAGAGTTTGACGACCCACGCGGTACAGGTGGAACATTAACAATGAAAGAAATTAAAGAAATAGAGAAGAAGCAAAAACTTGTATATGGTGGGCATGACGAACTACAAAAAGAAGCACAAAAAAATCGTCATTACAACCAAAACAAAACCAAACAAAAACTGGAAGGCATTATTGATAAAAGCGTAAATACACTGCACGCAAAATATAATAGTTAGAAGGTGATTATGCCATTAGAATATAATAAAACTAAAAAAGCATTTAAAAAAAATGTAAGTACAGAAATAAAATCGGGTAAACCAATAAAACAAGCGTTAGCGATAGCATATAGTATTAAAAAAAAGAAAAAAAAATGATTAAAGATTTAGAAATTGTGAAATTTGATTTTTGTTTTTACACCATAGAAAATTATAATGTTTATATTTTTCAAGACGGACGTATACCGGAATGTGATATAGATAATTGGTTAGAATCATACAACGAATTTGATACTTTCTGGATTAACATTAACTAAAAAAAGGAATTTAAAATGCAAATAACTGAATTTAATAAAATGGTATGTGAACGAGAAGGTGGAAAAGAGGAATTAAGCATTGCACAGATTGCAGAAGTAATAAAAATAGCGGATGAATTAACTAATGGTATTTTATATAAAATCATAGATTTAATGGCAACACCACAAAAAGATGTTTAATATACTTGGTAATCTTGTCGGCTCGGTTGTTGGAACAGTTGGGGATGTTGTTAAACGTGATCAACAGATAAAAAAAATCAAAGAAAAAGGTAAGCTTGATATAGAACAAGCTAAAATTGATCTTGATGTGGCTAAATTAAAGGCACAAATTAAACAACAAGAAACACAAGCTGCCAACGATATGACGTATGATATGCAAGTACTTAAAAATAGGCGTGAATCGTTCATTGATGAGTTTATTATTCTAGGTTTTTTTATTATTATGATATTAACATTTATTCCAGCTACACAGACAACAATGGCAGCAGGATGGAAAGCCCTTAATGACACTGCCTGGTGGTTTGAGTTTGGCATTGTTGGAATACTTGTCTCAACACTTGGCCTAAAAGATGTATTAAGAATATTTATTGGGGGATCAATAGATAAGCTTAAAAAAAAACGGTAAATGACAATAAAAAAACGTTTTCCCAACGTCAGCAAAATGATAATTTAAACCAGTCGAATTCGACCCCTTTAAAATACGATCTTATTTTTGATGTTGTTGATACATTTAATAAAACCAAACTTGGTAACTTATGCATCGGTGACCAGCAATGGGAATGCATAAGCGGTAAATATGGGAATGGAGCATTGCCGAAGGGTATGTACAAAATTAAAGATTGCTACAAATTGAAGCCCATTAAAGGTAAAACAGAATCTTATACAGGCATAGAATTTCCTTGGATAGCTAAACTTACACCTTCGTTCAAGACAGATCGCAAAAGCTTATTAATACATCCCGATGGGAACTTAGAGGGAACTAGAGGATGTATAGGGATATGTAAAAAAGAAAATGATGTGGAAATTTATAATTTTATTATCAATGAACTTAAAAATAAAAAAGAATTGAATTTATTTGTAAATAAATAGTATACTGCAATAGTAATCTCATCGCACATATTGGTCTACTTCCTTTGTTTTTTTTGTATTCATATCCAAAACAGTAGGCCAATACTTAATCTTTTTTATAGCGTTTTACGATGTTTTGCCCGATTTGTTTTAAACGTCGAACAGAATCGTAATTGCTAGGTATAGGGGCATCCCATCGTTTAAATTGCATCGCTGCCGGTGTTGGCCGTCCTTGCTTGTCTTTTAATGGTTGACTTTGTTTTAGAATTTGTGTTGCTTTACGTAGTAGAAATTTACCACGTGTCAGTTTACGTGACGGACTAGCCTTACTAACATCCCTAACAGGCTTAGCAACATTACCACCGGAGCGATTATATTCAGCCATTTTCTTATTTGTACGCTTGTCATAGCGTTTATACTTTTCTTTCGCACTTAACATCACCCGATACTATTTATAAAATTAGGTACTTGTGACATTTCATAGTTATTAATTGAATCTGTAGCCATATCATCAGCCATTTCAGGTTGTGGCATTTCAGGCATTGGCATTGTTAAGCCTAAGCTATCCGTTATCGTACTAATTGCCGATACTTGTTGTTCAACAGGTAATACTCCAATTAATTCAATGATATCTTTTAAGCTCATGTTTACGTTTTTGATGTAAGCGTTAAAGTCTGGTTCTGGCAATGGCACTTGCGCCTGTTCGTCTTGTTCTTCTTTTATCTTATTGATGATTGCTCGGTAATTTGGATAATCTAGTGTTTTTAGTATTAATTCTTTAACGTCGGGATTATTAATATCCCCGAATATACCTTGTTGAGCTAATTGCATGGTGGTGGAAGCGATTGCCGATTGTGATTGTGGCAATGAACTACCGGCCGTTATTTCTACTTCATACTCACCAAGCGTTAAATCAGATTTAATGGTATCAATGGCCATTAATTCGTCTGTTTGCATGTCACGATCATAAATATTGATTTGCATTTCACCCATCTCGTTAGGCTCCATTGAAGCAAATTGTGTGCCACTAGCCATACGGATGATTCGGGGTTGGTTATAATATAACTGAATTAATACAACAGCTTTATTGCTAATATCACTTAAAAAGTTTTTAAAGTTTCGTTGCATCTCACGAATGGATGACATTGGCGATTCAATTAAATCACGTACCATTTGACCACTGTTTACACCCGTCGGACGTTCACCTGATATCATAATCTCATTGATACGAGCTATTTTATAGGCGTCTTGTTTCAAATCTTGTATGTGTTGTCTAATAATTTGTATATCTTGTGTTAGTTTGTTGGTGACTAGCATCGGTTGTGTCATTGGGTCACCGGGTTTGCTTCCAATAATATCGAAATTACCTTGAAAGTGACGTCTATAATTTTCAGGTACGATTAACATTGATTTATATTTTATAATTAACTCTTGAAGTTTTGCGTATGCATTGGTTAGACGTGCTTGTATCTGCATTAAATCTTCAACGTCACCTTGCCCCATAAGAGTATCAGATTGTGTTGGTGAATAAATTGCAAACGGAAAACCAAAAGGATAATCGATTGGCCGATCTTCCAATATTTCCTCACCACTAAAAATGATCAAACGTCCATTAGGATATTTAAAACGTTCTTTTGTTTTCATTTCCTTGTCTTGCTCTGATTCATCATCTAAAGGAACTAAAACAGTATCATCTTTTAAGTAACATTCCCATAATTCAATATTATGTTCAGTTCCACTCGGTTTCAAACTGCCTTTGTTTAGATACATTTCACTGCCAGTGGTAACACCGTTAGCGGTTACTTTACCAGCAACGACTTTGCTTGTAGGTTCCCCCATATCAATGGTTGCTGATGGTGAACTTAATTCATCAATCTTTTTTAGAATGTCAGGTTTATTTTTGTATTGGTTTATCAAATCAAAACGACTAATAACACGTTTAACAAATATATAATTACAGTTTTCAATACTCGTTGCTGTTGGCTCAGGGTAGAAATCCAATGGACTTACACGTTCCACCCTAATATCACCTAATCCATTATTAATTGATTGATTCCATATAACTTTGGCAATCCCTACGCCATAAATTGACCCATCACGCATAATTTTTTGTGAGATGTTCGGTAATTCCGAACTTCTTTTAATGTTTTCCCAACAATCATTTAAGATGTCAGCAATCGATTCTAATTGCTTTAAGTTATCAAAAGTTTGGTGTGATAGATTGGCAGGTTTAACGTTAGTGGTTATCATTGCATCCAAAGCCGTTGTGGCTTTAGTTTCAACGATTGGCTTTATAACGTTATAATATGCATTACCTTCTTTTGCACTACCTAACGTAGGATTTCCATCTCGGTCAACGCCAGTAATAGGTTCAAAGGAGCCTTCATAATAACGTTTATATTTTTTTAATTGTTTGGTTTTATGCCCTACCTTAGCCTGAGACAATAAATTATTCAGGTATTTAATAAAAGGGTTGTCCATGTACATATATTACAATCAGAATTTTATATGTTCATTATCTTTTTTTTTACATTTTGTTTATTTCATTTAACATTTTATTAAAAAAAAGTAAATGCATTTTATAAATTCGGACTATATGATTTCATTATGGAATTAAAATACGGACAATTCATACAGCTTAAAAAAGATATTGATTTAAGTTTTATTTGTGATGGCATATTACCAGCTGGTCAGATGGGATATCAAGAAACCCATTACAAAATTAAATTCGATCAGGCAACAATTATTTTACCACAAAGTTTAGTTTCTGAACTTTTTGAAGAATATAAAATTGAAATTAAAAATATTGAAACAGTTACAGAAAAAGAATTAGAAGTAAAAGTAGAAGTTGAAGAAATACAAGAAGATGAAGCTATTCTTGATTTCAGTACTTTAAAAAAGGATGAGTTGATTGAATTGGTTAAAACTGCATTTCCAGATCGTGATTATAGCGGATTAAAAAAAGATGAATTAATTAAAATTCTTGAAGGTCCAACAAATGCATAAAGATAAAAAAGAGGGGATTATGATTGTTTTCGGTGGTGCAAAACCTGAAAAAGACAATTACAAAGAAGATAAAAAAGAGTATAAAGACAAGTCTGATAAAGAATCAAAATTACAATATACTCTTGAAGATTTTGGCGGTTACACGCCTATGGAATTGGTTTCGAAATTAGAGGAAGCCAAGGACGCTATAGCTAAAGGTAGTACTAAAGAGGCGATTATGGCTCTTGATTCTTGTATTGTTCGTATCTCAGGTAAGCAATTACCAGAAAATGACCCGGATAGTGCTATGAAAACAGATCCGTTTTTTGAACTCGATAAAATACTATCTTAAAAATATTTTAGGAGGAAACCGATGGCAGAAGACATCCAAGCTGATGTTGCACCGGAGCAAGTCCAACCAGAAGCCACCCAAGTTACTTTTGGGCAAGGCGATAGCGTAGACACTTCGAGCAATGACAATGGACAAGTTGAAAGCGAGTCTATAAATTCATGGGAAGGGGATAAGCGTTTTGAATCGCACTGGGGCAAAGACCCAAACAAAATGTATGAATCATTACGGTATCATGAGAAAAGACAAGGTGACTTTGACAAGCAGATTAATGACTACAAATCTCAAGTTGAAGAACTCCAAAGATATAAAGACGACTATTCGCAAATTGAAGAATTGTTCAATCATGAACAAATCGGAAATGAGCTTTTAGGCGTTATTAACAAATACAGTAACGGTGAACAAGAACAAGTACAGCCACAAACTAATTTTCACGATGATAGATTAAATGATTTGTTATCTTGGAAAGACAGCATTGAAAAACAAGCATTGTCACACTACGAAACTCAACAACAAAACGAAGCTTTTAATAAAATTGATAAATTAGCTGAACAGTATGTCATTAATTATGACAAAGAACAATTTGCTAATTTTATGAATGAAGCACAAATCCCTAAACATTTATGGTTTGATGCATTTAAAAGCCAAGCGTTTGAGCAAGTAATGACAAAGCATGGAACACAAGCAGCCGAACAAGCACTAAGCAAAGCACAAGCCACGCCGAGTGTGGTTACTGGTAGCAATAAAGTTCCAGTGGGGGCAAATCCTCCAAAAAGCATTGATGATTTTAAGGCGCAACTTGATTCTATTCTACCGGATTAAAAAAGGAGAATAAAAAATGGCTTTAACAGCAGCACAGCTCGACGAAGTACAAGCGGTCGCACATAATGCTTTCGAGAAGATTATGCCTGATCAATTTTTGACATCTTCCGCTTTTGGTAGCATGATGTCTAAAAAACCAAATTTAGAATATGTTTCAGGTGGTTCAAAAATCCAGCAACCTGTTCAAATTGCAGAAAACCAAGCCGATGGATTTATCGACGGTAAGTATGATGTATTGGATTTATCAGCTTCACAGCAAATCAGTTTTGCAGAATTTGATTTCAAATATCAAAACTACAATGTGTCTATCACTCTTGATGATATTACACGTACAGGCGATACCCCAAATGCAATTAAATCACTTCTAGTTGAAAAAGTTAATTTAGCAGCTGGAAAAGCAAAGCGTACCTATGCACAAGCATTGCATGGTAACGGTTCAGATTCTAACGGAAAAGCAATTAACGGACTAGGTGACGTGACTGCTGCTTCTGGTACTGCCTATGGTGGAATTACTAATACTGATTTAGCCGATTCTACTACTTGGTTAACTGAAATTGATTCAAGCACTAACACAATTAATTTTGCTAACTTGAATACTCTTGTTGGAACTTTGATTGCACGTGGCCAAGGTGCAGGTGATGCAGTTGGTTCATACGCTCCAGACGTAATGATTTCTAATTCATTCGTTCAAGATAAGTTCTTAGCTTCTCAACAGTCACAGCAACGTTTCGCACGTGAAGATGTTTTAAAAGCTGGTTTCGCAGGTTGCAAGTTTAGAAACATTGACTGGTATGTAGATGACTATTCACCTGGTTCAGCCGATGGTTCAACAGCTGACAATTTCTTATATGTATTGTCTAGCCCAACGTTTGCTTTGAAATATAAGTATGGTTTTGAAGGTAAGAAAGCTCCAGTTGATTTCAATGGACGTATTCCTAATCAAGCAATTATTACTTCACAGCATTTCATGGCTTACAACTTAGTTTGTAGAGCGCGACGATATAACGGCGTATTTAAAACTTTACAATCTTAATATTTTTTGAAAGGAGAAAACTAAATGTCTTACGTAAATTCAATCGATACTGATGACTTAACAAATCCATCTAGCACACGTAAATATGAGCTAGGCGCAAGATATGTTGATAATTCAGACACTAACGCAATTAAAAAAGAGTATGTGTACGTTAAAGCACACGGTGCATTGACTCAGTACCAGCCATACCAGTTATCAGCGGTTAATACTGCTGGTGCGGAAGTATCAACAAAAGCCCCTGCAACTACTGCTAGTGGTGCAACTGTTGTTGCTCCTCAAGTTGCTGTTACTTCTGGTTACTATGCATGGGTACCTTTTAGAGGGATTGTAACTGTATTAACTACTGATACATTTGCAGCCGGTGACTATGCCGAAGTATTGAACGCAGGAACTGGTCTTAAATTAGACGGTGGTGTTTCTGGTTCAACTTCCGAAGGTGCAGGTTCTATTGGAATTGCAACTACTGCAACAAGCGGTGGTTCAGCATCTTTTGTATTGTCAGGAAACGTTGTAGCGGTAGCTGCTTCTTAATAGTTTTTAGGGTGGTGGCCAAGTGCCACCCCCAACACTAAAAAAATGGCAAATTACCAAGATATAATTGCAAACCAAGGGATAAAGTACTTTAAATCAACAGGAACAGGTACAGATGCAGACCCATACATTCCCTCAACGTCAACGGCTATTAGTGCCGATGAAGTATCTAGTATTACTAATTTTAATGTATCTATTGGCACAAGTAGCACTCAAGTTTTAGCTGCTAACAGTAACAGAAAATTACTAATATTGATTAATGATAGCGATGAGCCTATTTATGTATCTTTAGGCGCAACAGCGACACTTAATAACGGTATACGCTTAAATGCAAGCGGTGGAGCTTTGGCATTAGATAACCCAATATTTAAAGGTGTTGTAAATGCAATATCAGCTAACGGAAATAAAACGCTAGTAGGTGCCGAAGGATGACTTACATCTACAACCCTACAGAGGGTGGTGGTAGCGGTACAGATAAGTTTTTATCGTCTTTAGGCTTTAATACTGGCACTGGCATTCTAACAGCCACCATGAACGATAGCGCAACAAGAACAGTTGATTTAGATGGACGATACTTAGAAGAAGTATTTGAAGACCCAACACCTCAGCTTGGTGGTGATTTAGACTTAAATAGTAGTGATATCACAGGTACAGGTAATATAAATATAACAGGCTCAGGCACGCTATCAGGCGACTTAACTATAGATACAAATACGCTATATGTCGATTCTACTAATAATCAAGTAGGGATTGGGACAACGACACTAGCGGAGGCACTCACTGTTAATGGCAACGTGGAAGCTGATATCTTTATTGGGGGATTACGTGGTGAGGTACAATTTAAGGCAAAGGCTAGCGAAGCAATAACAAAAGGTGACCCATTATATATTTCAGGGTTTGATGTAACCGGAAACACTCCTATTGTTGGCATTGCTGATGCAAATGACACAAATAAAATGCCGGCGTTTGGGTTGGCTGAAAGTACGGTATCTATAAATGCCTCAGTCAAAGTAGTGACCTTTGGCACTTTGTCAGGAATCGATACAAGTTCATTTTCTTTGGGTGATATTTTATACATTTCGGATACAGGCACACTGACAGCCACTAAACCTTATGGCGAGTCGTCGAAAGTACAGAACATTGGGAAAGTCCAACGAGTTCATGCAAGTTCAGGCTCAATAAAAGTAGGCGGTGCTGGTCGTACTAATGACGTGCCTAACCTCAACGATGGGAATGTGTTTATTGGTAATGCAAGCAATACATGGGAAGCTAGGGCTTTAACGCTCGATGATATCTCAGAAACTGCTACAAATAAGCATTTTACAGCTAGTGATAATACTAAATTAGATGGTATCGAATCAGGGGCAGAGGTCAATGTTAATGCCGATTGGAACGCTGTTAGTGGTGATGCCCAGATACTTAATAAACCTACAACAATAACAAGTGCAGAGCAAATTAAGCTTGGATATATATCAGTTACGCAGGCAGTGGACCTAGACACGATGGAATCAGATGTAACGACTAACAACGCCAAAGTGAGCAATGCCACGCATACAGGTGATGTTACTGGTGCTACCGCCTTAACTATTGCTGACGAGGCCGTAACCAACGCAAAAATTGCACACGTTGCGACAGGAACGGTTAAAGGCAGAACAACAGCAGGAACAGGCGATGTCGAAGATTTAACAATATCAACAACACTAAAAACAGCACTGAGTTTAGTTAAAGGGGATGTAGGTCTTGGGAATGTAGCAAATGTAGATACGACTAATGCAAGCAATATATCTAGTGGCACACTAGCAGAGGCACGATTACCAAGTATAGATGCGGATAATATTATAATAAGTAATTTAACGGTTACAAATCTAAAAGCTGGGGTGCTAGACACAGACTTAAACAGTGTTAGTGCAAGTCACGATACACTTGCAAGTGCTAAAGCTATAAAAGATTATGTAGATGCAAGGGTGCAGTATGCATTGGATAATGCTACACAATATTTTGGATAAATTATGACAAGTATTTCAGATCAGTTAGATAAATATAGACGGCGACTTGAAGATAAATATATTCACGACGACATGACTGCTAAACAAAAAACTGATAGAAAAATTGTCATAGATATGGGAATTGACGCTATGGGGTATGGGATACATGATTTTTCACAGAAAATTGAAAAAGACGTAAATAGACATAAATTAATATTAAAAGGCATAATAAGTGGAATAGCTATAGTATCAACTGCCATAATCGGAATTGTTATACAACATTTTTTAAGTTAAGGAGCAAATATGTTAGTTAGTGACGTAATAGACAGAATCAACACAGCAATAAGCGACGAAGACAGCACAAAGGCCACTAGCAGCCTGTTTAGCAATAAAAGAAAAGTTAGTCAGTTAAAAAACGCTTTGGATGTATACGCAAGTACCACAAAAGGCATTGAGGATATATTTAGTACACCTGTTAATACGTCAAGCCGAGTAGTTACAGGTCCAACAGATGCCATAAGATCAGAAGCTTACCGATTAGCGTTTATATGGCGCGATGGTCGTAAAAATGCAATGAGCTTCAAAGATTTGAATTACGTAACAACTGAATTTCCTTACAATACCTATGCAGGGATCCCACGATTTTTTAATGTTTGGAATAATGAAATAACCATTTACCCAGATAGCAATAATTCAGCACAGACAACAACGCTAAACGGTGCAATTAATGATAGTGCAACAACAATCACAGTGGCCTCAACCAATAGCTTCCCTGATTTAAATGGACGAATAACAATAAATAACGAAAAGATACGCTATACAGCCAAAACGGCAACAACATTTACCGGATGTACTAGAGGTATTGAGGGAACAACCGCAGCCAGTCATAGTAATGCCGATACAGTAACTCATAATAATTTTGAATTATTTTATAGAAAAAAACATTTTGTGATTAGTGTTGATTCTAATGACACGATATCACCTACTGATTTAGCCAAAGAGATGGAAATACCAGACGAACATATCGAGCCTATAATTGATTTAGTAGCTTATAGATTACTAATATTAATTGATGATTATAATAGAGCAGATAGATACAAAATTGATGCAGAATCATTTTATCGACGAGCTAAAAATGATATTGAATCCGGATATGGCGATGTAATGAAAGCCGGTATGATTGGACAACCGTATGACTGGGAAGTTAACAATATAGGGAGTACAATTTGAGTTTTGTAGTAGAATCGTATCAATCAAAGGGTTTAAGGGATGATAAAGGACGAAAGTTCGTATCACCTGATTATTTTTATAATATTGAGAATATGAACTATGACAACATTATAGGGTGTCAAAGAATTAAGGCGCCTAGTGTTGAATACAACGTAGGAAGTAGCCAAATTGATGGGGGTTATGATTATAGATACATTGATTCAGTAGGGCAATTTCAAAGTGAAAAAATAATTGTACAAGGTGGAAGTATAATTAAAGACTTTTTGTCTAGTCCAAGCACTGTATACACAGGATTACAGGCAGGTAAAAAATGCACGTTTGGAATACTAAACGACAAATTATTTATTTCAAATGGATTTGATTATCCATTAGTTTATGATGGAACGTATGTTAAGGAAATGGGCGCACCTACTGCCAAAGATTTGCTTGTAGCAGGTGGTTTAACTGGTGCTTATTATTACGCCATGACGTATGTTATTGATGGTGTCGAAGTTATAATTGGAACTAAGTCAAATACAATTACCGTATCAAGCAAAAGCATTGATCTTGATTTACCGGTAGGCATAGCTACATGCACAGCACGTAAGATATACCGTACAGAGGCAGGGGGTAGTACACTCAAGCTACTAACAACTATTAGCGATAACACCACGACAACGTATCAAGACAATACGGCTGACGGCTCACTAGGTGTAAATATACCGAGTACAAATAGTTCATGCCCAACCCCACAGTATATAACCGTTAAAGACGAAAAAATGATTGGCGCAGTAAATGCCAATAGACCAAATTACTTGTATGTAACAGAGTTTGAAGTCGAAGTTTTTTTTAATACGTCTGGAGTTTATGATGTGTCAGGCGTAGGTAACGACAATTCACCTTTAACCGGATTAATTGAAGATTATAATCAAATCGTGGTTTTTTCAGAAAACCATATATATTTAGCGGATACGTCAGGCTTAACAACAAGTGTAAAACAAACCACGTCTAATGTAGGATGCATTGATGGATTTAGCATAGCTAGAATACCAGAGAATGACATATTGCAAGGTGGAATTATGTTTGTTTCTAATTTGTACGATGTTCGTATTTTTAGTGGAAATATTGCTACTAACCTTGCGACAAGCTTTGATAACTTAACAACAAATAATTTTTCTAGTGCAATTAATAAAGATAGTTTAAAAAATCAGTTAAAGGATAACCCACTAGAAGCAGCATTTTTTGATTACAAATATCATTTAATTGCTGAAACGTTTATGTATGTTTACGATATACGTATAAGTGGCTGGACAAAGTACTTTATTAAAACAACAAGCTACACACCTACTTATTGGCGGTTTTTTCAGATTGAGCAAACACTCTATATTACCCAAAAAAATGCAGGTATCGTTGAGCAAATGTACAATGCTTTAACTTATCGTGGGGAACAATTAACAGCATTTTTTGAAACACCTGAAATTATGGTCGGAACAGAGCAAAAATTTTATAAAAATTTATATGTGTATTATGATAAATCAGGTACAAATACGTTAACCGCAACAGCTACAATAGACAGCACAAAAATAGTAACAGCCACTATTACATACGATGGAGCGTATTATGATTTTGATTATTTTGATGAGGATTACTACGAAACAACTGAAGACGAAGAAGACTATAAAGTGGTATACATAAATAAATACGCTAACTGGATGAGGTTTAAAATATCTACACAGACACAAGCAATTATTAAGGGATGGAAGTTAGAAGGGCGTGTAATTCAATGAATGTTGAGTATGTAACGAATAATGATATTGATGAAATTGTTACTTTTGGTGAACAATGTTTTAAAAATATGAAATTAGATAAATTAGGATTAAATTATTGTAAAAAAAGCCATACTCAAAACATGAAAAGGTATATTAATACAGATACTTATGTCACTATTAAATGCATGAAAGATCAGTCTATTATTGGTTTTTTAGCAGCTTACGCATCCCCGCAGATATTTAATAACGATCTTGGCATTATGAATGTTTTTACAATACAGGCCAAACCCGGTTTGCCAAGCATAACTAAAGGACGTGTTGTAAATGCATTTAGGGTATTTATTGAAGATATATGTAAAAAAGTAGGAATACAATTAATTAATTTTCAGGCAATGATTAGTAATGATTTATCGAAATATTTAGAAAAACATAACTATAAAAAAGGCGATATTTTGCTATATAAGGAGGTAATTTAGTATGGGAGCATTAGCACCAATAGGAATGGAGATGGGGAAACAGGCAGCGATTGCGGTCGGTTCGCAAATGTTAGCAAGTGAAGCAAACAAGGCACTTGGACAAACGCAAAAATCAGGTATACAAGCAAGTCAAATATCCCCGGCCATGAGCAGCTTTTTAGGGAAATCGTTAGCGCAACTTGAAGAAGAAAAAAAGCGTAAACAAATGTTGGATAGCAATAGTTTAAATTATAATCCTAATAAATTTGGAGGATATGCATAATGAGTGGAACAAGCGAAGAAAGAAAAATAAGTGAGGCTCAAATTAGAGAACAGGGAAGACAGTTTGATTTAAATTTACAATCGCAATTAGCACAACTAAGAGGTCAAGAGTTAGGCCAAGAAGAAGCACTACAAAGAGCGCAACAAGCACAATCAATGGGGGAAAGTGCATTTCAACAAATGACAAGCGGAACGCCAGAAGCCGTTACACGATTGCAAGGATTAATACGTGAAAGAGCTTTACCAGAGCAACAACAAGCATTAAGCAGAACTAAACTAGCACAACAACAGGCAGGTGTTAGAGGCCCGGAAGCAGCATTGATGGCACAACAACAATCCACCAAAATGGGAACTGATTTAGCTAGGGCAGCGGAAGAAGTAGCATTAAAACAAGCACTTGAAGATCGATCACGTCAAGCTGGATATGCTGAAAGAAAAGCTTTAGCTGGATTAGGTCAGGCATTAACGCCAGTTCAAAAATTTGCGGAAAAAAAGCCAGATTTATTAAAAGTAAATGAAAATGCACCTGCCTCTATTAAAGCCAAGGTTCAAGCTGAAAACAAAAAAAGATTAAAAAGTGGTTTAAGCGGTTATTAAGGATTTAATATGAATCAACAAATAAGAAACAAAGTTAATTTATTAAAAGTAGAGCCAAGACCAAGTAATGACAATATCCTTGCACAGTTTTTAGGTGGTATAGGTGGTGTTGGACAAGGCATTGGTAACGTTATAGGGCAAGTTGGCCAAGGTGCAGGTGAAGCCATAGGACAAGCCGGAACTGGAATTGCCGGGGGTATCGGTCAAGGTGTAAATCTTATAGGACAAGGCATAGGGGAAATGAATAAGACACCAGAGGGCAGACTTGCATTGCGTGAATTGGTTGGTGCAGCACTTAGAGGCGTAGGGCAAGAAGATCTAGGCGTTGGTGTTCAACAATTCGCACAGCGTGTATATACGCCAGAAGCACAAAGAGCATTATATGAGACACAACAAAAGGCAGAGACTGAAAAAGCAAAAAGAAAAGCAGAAGCAGACGCAGAGAAAGACAGACTAGCAAGTATTGCATCACTAGAAAAAGAAGAAAGACAATCACGTAGAGATTTTGCAAAGGCAGGATTTATCCCAAAATTGACTGATGACGCAAATTTACCCCCAGAACTATTAATAGAATTTACAAGCCCTGTAAGTGGCGACCCTATACAGTTAGTAAAACAAACAGAAGCAACAAAAAGACAAGTAGACGTTTTTCAAAATGGGCAAAAAACAAAAATGTATGCTAATAGTGTTGAAGACGCTAAAAAAATAAAAGATATAAATGAAGCGTCTGAAAAAATTGATCGTTTAACTACAAGTTTAATTCAAAGTAGAAATAAATATACAGGTGGAGTTTTAGATCCAAGATTAAAAGCAAAAATGAATCAAGACATTACTGATTTAAGATTAGCTTATAAAAAAATGGCACAATTAGGAGTTATATCTGAATCCGACGTGAAAAATTTTATAGAAAAAGCACTCCCAGACCCAACACGTATAACATTAAGGAAAAAAATTATAGCATCAGAATTAACAAACTTTAGACAACGTGCATTAGAAGATCGAGACGCAGCTTATGAAGGCAGAGTTTACAATTATCAACGATCTATCAAGCCTATTACAGACGATGAACAAAAAAATGTAAACGATTTTAAATACGATGCACAAGGGAATGTTATAGTCCCTGAAAATTTAAAAGGTTTTAGTACACCAAGCACATCAGAATTAAATACATTAAATGGTTATACATTAGACGGCTATACAGTGAGAGTTAAAAAATAATGCCAGTATATGAAATAACAAGCCCAACTGGACGTATTATTGAACTAGAAGGCGATACGCCACCATCGCCAGAAACGATAAAAAAAGCATTTGAAGCGATTGAGCCAAAACAAGTTGACCCAATAAGAGCATCATTAGGTGAAGAACAAGTCCCTTTAGCACCGACACGATTAGATCGTGAATTAACAAAACAAGAAAAAAAGAATTTAAAAGTATTACGACAAATTGCAACACAAGCCCCAGCAGTAGCAGCAGGTTTCGCAACTGGTGGGATGTCAATTCCTGCACAAGTTGCAATTCAAGGTTTACTAACAGCAAGTGGAACTTTAGCAGAAAAAGCAATAACTCCACAAGAACAAAAAGTAATAGGTGAAAGCCCTTTAAAAGAGGCTGGGGTAACAGGATTAACAGCAGCAGGACTAGAAGCAGCATTGCCACCAGCGGGCAAAGTGCTAAGTAAAACGGCTAGACAGGGAGCTAAATTATTAAGAAAAGTGCCAGAACAAATTTTAAAACGTAGTACACAAATAGAAAAAGGCGCAATAAATAAAGTTATTGATAATCCTGAACTATTTACAACTCCAAAAAATGAAAATTTAGCGGACGATATATTAACAGATTTAAAAGAAGTACAAAAGATAGCTAGTAATGAATATGAGGAATCACTAGATGCATTACCAGAATCATTTAAAAAAGCTAAATATAAAAATTTAAACAAAGGATTAAAAGAGGCCGTTGGAAGTAAGGATTTAAAAAAATTAGCTAAAAAATATCAATCAATACAACAAGATTTAGTAGAAGATATAGACGAAAATTTACTTGAAAACGTAATAGAAGGCGATAGATTAACACTGCAAGAATTTATAATTTTAAATCGTTCTTTAGGAAATATAGAAAGAATGACCCCAAGTTCAAGATTGCAGCCAGATGTAATTAATACATTTTCAAAAATTAAAGCCACAATAAAAAAGAACATGGCAGCAACAGAAAAAATAAAAGGCATTAATGAAAAATATGCAAAAAAAATTAAGCCAGTAAAAAACGTAGAAAAAAAATTAAGATCATTTGATGCACAAGGGAATCCATATATAGAAGATAGTAAAATTAATACACTTGTAAGCGATGCAAAAAAAATATTGAAAGATAAGCGAACTGTAAAACAAAAGCAGTTTAAGGATTTAAATAAGATAGGTAAAATTTTAGGTCAGAAAAATAAATACACAAGCATATTAGAAGATGAAGCAGTAAAAGATTTAGTGCAGGAGGGAATGGAAAAAAATAAATTATCACTTAGTGAAATTGGGGTATTAGGAACGTTAGGGTTTGGGGTAAGCCCTATATTATCTGCTTCCATTGCTCCCACATTATATGGATTAAGACAAAGTGGAACAACACAAAAGCTTATAGAAACCGCTGCAAAACTAAGAAAGCCAGTGCAAGAGCAAATAAAGCCAAGTGTTACAAGTCCAATTAGGGAAGCTATGTCAGCTGGACGTAAAGTAGCAACCCCATTAATCAGTAGACAAATAGGGGGGTATTTAACCCCACAAACAAATGAACAAATTAAAAAGGAGCGTGGTTTATAATGGCAGTACCAAGTGCAAGTGATTTCAATAAATGGAGTGGAACCAAGTTTACAAATACGGATTGGGATCAAAACGTAGACAAAACAGTAGAAATATTAGCAAACGGAAATTATGACCTTAACGTGGCACAGGTAACCGCTACAAGTTACGTAGGTATACCCTCAGATCAGTTTTCAACAATAACAGCTGGTGAAAATCTTACAGCAGGTGATGTTGTAAGAATTAGTGGCGGACAAGCATTTAAGGCAGATAATTCAACCAGTGGCGGGATTACAGCCGTAGTGGGGGTTTGTAACACTACTGTATCCAGCGGGCAAACAGTTAAGATTGACTATGGCTTTTATAATGGGTTTAGCTCATTAACCGCCGGTACCATATATTACATAGGAACAAGCGGGGCGATAACAACAACCAAACCAAGTTTATATCCAGTAGAAATTGGACGAGCGGTTAGTGCAACAAGAATTAATTTAAATTTTAGAGAAGATGACAAGCCTACTGGAACAATTATAACCACAGCATTAACGTCAGCCCCTAAAGGGTATATTGAATGTGACGGGTCAGCGGTTAGCAGAACAACACACGCACGTTTGTTTGGGGAGTTAGGCGTTATATATGGTAATGGCGATGGAAGCACAACGTTTAATTTACCTGATTACAGAGGCCGTTTTTTACGTGGTTTTGATAATTCAGCAGGAACGGACCCAGACGCAGCATCGCGTACTGACCGAGGCGATGGAACTACTGGTGATGCCGTTGGGACAAAGCAAGCAGATGAATTAAAAAGCCATAAACATGACATGAACCGCCATACTGGATCATCATCTTATTATCGGCTTTCTTGGATACAACGTTATAGTTCATCCCCAGTTTCTACCGCACAACACACAGAATTAACAGGTGGAAATGAAACACGTCCAAAAAATATTAACGTCATGTATTGCATAAAGTTATAAAATGGAACTAATAGAACTCATCCCAGCATTGCTTGACATTATGAAAAGCCCTAACGGACAAGCGTACGTTTTCGTTATTCTATATGCAGGTATGGGTTTCTACGTTTACAAAATGACCACGCAATTAAACAACTTTAAAAAAACAATGGCAGAATATAGAGATCACACAGACGAACAATTTAAAGAGATTACAAACGAGTTAAACGACATGAAAAAACTCTTATATAAAATGGCCGGTAAAATGGAAG